TACATAACGGCTAATAATCTTAATTTTATTGAGGGCAACATTATTAAATATGTTTCAAGGTATAAAAACAAAAACGGCAAAGAAGATTTGTTAAAAGCAAAATTTTACTTAGAATATTTAATTAAAAATTATGAGTAAAAAAATGTTTAAAATAGAAATAAAATTTTCTTATCAAGCAAATGTTTTGGCTGTGTTAAAAATAACATTAATTTTAATATTAATAGGATTAACTATGCCATTAATAAATATTTATCAAATATATTTTAGAAAATGGGAAAAAGAATAGGTATTGGCAAAGAAGGTTATTTGCATATTAATTTTAATACACAAATAGAAAGTTTAAAGTTAGATAATCAATTAAAAATAAACCGTTATCATTATTCTACTTCTGGTGAAAAAAGAAGTTTAGCAACTGGTGCTTTATTAAAAAGAAAGGGGGCAAAAAAAGGCTTGCCTGATTTTGAATTTTGTTATAGAGGGTCAATAGAAAATATAAATAACATTGATTTTACTCTTTATATTGAATTTAAAGTTGAAAACAATAAACAAACAAAAGAACAAAAAGATTTTGAAAATTTGTATTTAGATAGCAGGACTAAATTTTATTATGTAGCCTATTCTGTTAAGGAAGCTATAAATATTTTAAAACAACATAACTTAATTAAACTATGAAACATATTGATGAATTTTCTACCGAGCTAAATATTGATGCTCTTGAATATTTTAAAGAAAAAACTAGAAAATATTTTATGCCAGGATATCAAGAGCTTTTTGTAACTGCCGCTACCTTGAAAGGCAACGGACATTATAGACAACTTTATTTATCAGAGCCACAATACCACATAGTGCATAACCGAGTTTTAGTTATTTATGTTGCTAACGAAATAAAAGAATGTTTTAGATACAATTTTATTAATGCCATTTTTGATAAAAAATTAGATTATCAAGCATTGTTAAGAATATTGCCGATAAAAAAAAGATTAGAAAAATTTAAAACCGAAGATGGCTATCTTATTTTTGATTTAGAAAAATACTTAAATTGCGAAGAGTATCAAAGCGGAGTTAAATATCTTTTTAACCACCAAATAATACCTAGCATTCTTTATAAATAACAACAATAAACATATGAAAGAAATAAAATATTTTTCAGATTTAATAATGCCTACTGTAATTATTGGTATTTTACTTATTATAGTGATATCTATATTTTTTTCAATAATTAATTTTTATAATAATGCATTAACAAAAGAAGCAACAATAATTGATTGTAAATTGTTAAATCGTAGTTATCAAGGCTCAACATTAAAAACAGATGCAGTTCCTGTTGTTGGTGTGGGAATGAATGGTTATGCTACTGTTGGGGTTGGATTAGTTACTAGCGGTCATCGTGAAGATTTTATCTCAGTATTTGATTGTGGTAATTATGGTATTTTAATTTCTGACAATAAAGAAGTTTTTAGAAAAGCTAAAGAAAAAGAGAATAATAAACTAACTGTTTATTTTGGTAATAATAATTATAAAATTTTAAATATATGATAAAATACATCAAGCTAATCAATTTTATGGGAAGCGACCAAGATATAGGCAATTGTGCTAGAATATCTTATGGCAAAGCTAACCAGGGTAAAGAATGCGAAAATCTTATTAACTATCTAATGGAGCATGACCACTCTTCGCCGTTTGAGATGGCAGAACTTATGTTTGAGGTGAAAGCCCCTATCTTTATTGCTAGACAATGGATGAGACACCGCACAGCATCTTACAACGAAATATCATTAAGATATACGGAGCCAACAAAAGATTATTATATGCCGAATATTTTTAGGCAACAATCAAAAACAAATAAACAAGGCAGTGATATTGTTGCTAGAGATAATACTATTGAAAAAAGATTAAAACTAGAATATGAAGCTACTATGGAAAGTTGCTGGGATTCTTATAGATATTTAATTGATAACGGGGTATGTAAAGAGCAAGCAAGAGCAATATTGCCAACCGCTTTTTATACTACTTTTATTTATAAAACTAATTTAAAAAATTTACTGCATTTTATTAGGTTAAGAATGCACAGCACCGCACAAGCCGAGATTAGATGGTATGCAGAGCAAATAGCCGAGATTATAGCTGAGAAGTTCCCTATTACTTGGCAAGCTTTCAAGAAGTTTAAAATAGATAGCATAACATTAACAAAAAAACAAATTGAGGTTGTTAACAAAGCTATTAACGGAAACTTTTTAACATTAGAGGAGAGCGGATTAAGCGAAAGACATTATCAAAAAGTAAGGGAGTTGTTTTTAAATGAAAGAGTTTGATACAAGAGTAAAAGCAAAAGAGTTGGCGGAGTTTATTACACCAAATAAATTGCGAGACTTTTTAGCATCAAAAATAAATGGCAATAACTTAACTATATTAGAGCCAGCAATAGGCAGTGGACAGTTGCTTTTTAATATAAAAGATAAAATTAGTATAATTGACGGTTACGATGTTAATGATAATGCAATTAGTGTTGCAAAAGAAAATTTTGCAGAAAAAATTAACATTTTTAATCAGGACTTTATTACTTCCGATATTAATAAACAATATAATATAGCAATTGCTAATTATCCATTTAGTTTAAAACCAACGGAAGAGCAAAAACAATATATTTGCAATGATAAATATTTAAGTAAGTTTTATGATAAAGAAGCCGAACCAAATATGCTTGGTAATTTTACAAAAAAGATTAAAACAAGCAATATCACTGGTGTTTTAGATTTTGTATTTATTTTAAAATCTTTTAATCTTGCTAACGAAGGTTATTATTTTTGCTTTCCGGGAATTGGATATAGGCAACAAGAAAAAGTATTTAGAGAATATCTAATAAAAAATAAATATATTAAAGAATATGGTATTATTAGCAATTGTCAATTTGACCATACATCAATATCAATATTGTTTTTGCATTTAACAAAAGAGCGGAATGAAACAACGAAATCTTTTAATCTTGACTTAAAAACAAATGAAATAATTGAGGCTGTTGCTAATTTTGATAATGCAATTTTTAATATGCCACAAAAAGAAGTTGCAAAAGAAGTTGTTGACCCTGTTGAGCTAGAAAAACAAGCAAGACAATGTTTTTTAAATAATCTAAAATATAATCTAAATATGAGTAAAATGTTATGCGAACTTGATAAAAATTTGCGAGATAATTTACCATTCGATGATTTTAAAAAATCATTAATACAAGCAATAGAAAATATATGATATATAGAAAAATCAAAAGACAACTAACAAGCAAAGAAGCAGAAGACGAAATAGAAAAAGTTTTATGTAATATGCAAAACTTTCAAGAAGCTATTTTGTCTTGGCAAAAGGGAGTTTCTGGAATTATTTTATGTGTTATAGAAAAAGAATTTGGCAGTGTAGAAAATGCAATAAAAGTAAATACTGACAAATTAGAATGGTCTATAAAAAGAATTGAGGATTTAAAAACATTTATTAAATAATTATATGCAATTAATCAAGGATAGAATAACTAAAAACGATATATTAAAAGTTATTAATGAAAATAAAAGAATAACAATCAAAGAACTAGCAAATCATTTTAATATTGGAGATTCAAGCATACAAACATTGTTAAAATTGCATAGTATACAAGGTTATAAAGTATCGCCAAGTAAAATTAAGAAAATTGATATTTTTAAATATCTAAATAGCCAAAAAGAAAAAATAACAACTAAAGAATTAGCGAATTATTTTAATATACCAACCAGTTCCGCAATAAAACTTATTAAAAAATACAATATTGCCAAAGATTTTTTTAGAAGATACGAAATATCAAAAAGCGAAAAAATGCGAGCAGAAGTTATTAAAAATTATAATATTGGATTAAGTAGATATGATATTGCAAAAAAACTTAATTTATCGCAAACAATGACTAATGATATAATTAGATTAGCAAAAATTGAGATGTTGAGAAAGCAAGGGCATAGTAAAACAAAATATAGCAAAATAGAATTCGATAATTTGATAAAAAATATAACTAGGGTAGTATGATTAAGCAAGGTAGTTTATTGTAAAAAGTGCTTGACATTTAAAAGTTGATTAACTATTCTTAAAAATAACTATTTATTTAAACAAATTATATGCAAAAACGAATTTATAGAGAAGAATGACTAAAAAGAAACCAAAACATTTACACGAACCAGCTGGTAGACCAACAGTAATGACAGAAGCTACGATCGGTAAATTAAAAGAGGGCTTTGCTCAGGGTTTTAGTGTTCGCAATGCTTGTATTTGGGCAGATATAAATCAAGATACTTATTTTGAGTATTGCAAAAAACACCCTAAATTTTCCGAGCAATGCAAGACTTTACAGCAAAAACCGCTAATAAAATCAATACTTGTAATCAATAAAGCCCTTAATGATGGCGATGTTTCGACCGCTAAATGGTATGCTGAAAGAAAGGCAAAAGACGAATTTAGCCTCCGCCAAGAACTCACAGGCGAAGACGGCGAACCGATAAAACAAGATGTAAAGATTGAGGTTGTTTTTACTGATAATGTAGACGATTAATGCAAATAAAAATTCTCACAAAGTTTCAGTTTCTATTAAAACAAAAAGCACGATTTAAAGTGATGTATGGTGGCAGGGGCGGTGGCAAAAGCGAGAATATAGCAAGAGCATTGTTAGTATTAGCACTTAATCCGCAAAATTTATTTAACAAGAAGTCCATAAGAATACTATGTGCCAGAGAGTATCAATCAAGCATAGGCGACTCCGTCCATAAGTTATTTAGCGATATCATCAATCAATATGAGCTACATTCTTATTTTAATATAACAAAAGCCTCAATCAAGACAATCAATGGCAGTGAGTTTATATTCAAGGGAATTAGCAACGACCCCTTACAAATCAAGTCTACATCAGGAGTTGATATTTGCTGGGTTGAGGAAGCCGAGAAGGTATCAAGAGAAAGCTGGGACTTCCTAACACCAACAATAAGAAACGAAGGTGGCGAGATATGGGTTAGTTTTAATCCTAACGACCGAGACGACCCTACTTATAAGATGTTTGTAGAAAATCCGCTACCTAATACAATAGCCGTTAAAATCAATTATTATGATAATCCTTATTTTGATAAAAGTCCAATAAAAGATGAGATGTTATACGATAAAAAGTATAATTACGACCTTTATTTGCATAAATGGGAAGGCGAGATTAAAAAAATAAGCGATAGCCTGATATTTAAAAACAAGTTTGTGGTGCAGGAGTTTAGCGAGACTAGCGACCATTATTATTTTGGTGCAGACTGGGGGTTTAGTAAAGACCCTACCGCTATTATTAGATGTTTTGTAAAAGACAACAACCTTTATATTGATTATGAAGCTGGTGGAGTTGGTATAGAATATGAAGAGCTTGCCGAGTTGTTTCAATCAATACCTGAGAGCAATAAGTGGAATATTTATGGCGATAGTCAGCAACCTGCAACAATATCTTATTTGCAAAAAAGGGGCTTTAATATATATCCTTGTAAAAAGCGAGCTGGCAGTGTTGAGGATGGCATAACATTGCTAAAAAGTTTTAAGCAAATCATAATTCATCCAAGATGCCGAGAGGTTGCCAAGGAGTTCGGCACATATTCTTATAAGACCGATATTAATGGCAATCCGCTACCTATTATATTAGATGCTTATAACCATTATATAGATGCCCTTCGCTATTCTCTTGACGGCTATCATAAAAGAAGCTTTACAATAGCCTGTGCTTAGTTATTTATAGTATTGGTTGATATATTCTAATGCTATCTTGGTAAATTCTTGATATTTTAAAAAGTCATCAAAACTTCCGTTAAAAGTTTTTGTTGAGATTTTTTTATTTTTTAAATTGTATCTTAAAAATTCGTTGCCTTCAAATTCGAAACGAACAATTTTATTTACTTCTTCAACCGATAATTCTTTCATATATTTTATTTTATTTGTTTGTTGTTAACTTTTAAATCAAGTTATTTACTTGATGCATATAATTATGCCATATTTGTTTTTATTAGTCAAGTCTTTTTTTTAAATTATTTTCACTTTTTTTCAAAAACACTGCCAAGTCAATAAAATAGCGGTTCCGTCCGTGGGGGCAACCATCATTTTTTTGATAAAAAACAACTATTTTTTGCAATAAAATTATGTTAAATCTGCTTGATAATGTTTTTTTGCTGATTTTCTGTTGTTTTTTTGTCAAGTTCAAAACGGCACGAAGTCAATAAAATAGCGGATCGGCTCGGCGGTGCATATAGCATTTTATAAGCTGTTTAAGTTGTTTTTATTTATAAACATTTTTACCGCCGTTAATATGTCAATCTTCTTTGATAGGTTATTTTTAATAATGGTTTCCAAGCCAGTATTGATATAAAAATTGTATATATTGCAATCATTAACCTGCCCTATCCTATATATTCTATGTAGGCTCTGCTCTTTGTCTTTGTAATCAAAGGTTTGCGAATAATAAATGATATTATTGCAGAATTGTAAGTTATGCCCCATACTGCCACTTCCATAAGTGCATACAAGTATTCTAGCTCCGTTTTTAAATAATTCTATGCCGTTTTTACATCTGCCTGAATATTCAACACAATCATAATTCTCTTTTAGAAAATCAAGTTCATCTACATACTTAACATATATTATAACCTGTCCGCTAATCTTGTTTAATAAATCATCTAGCTTTTTTCTTTTATCAGAGCAATTCATTGTATAAAAATGTTGCAGTTTTTGACACATTGACAAATAATTTAATTCAATATCTTGTTGCAAAATAGTATGCTTGATTGAGTTATAATCTTCTTTTTCTAGTTGGTTTAGATAG